ATGCGTTCATGTGCATACAGATAATGCCATGGGAACATTAATATTGAAAAGGAGATGAAAAGATGGACGGTTTAAACCTCAGAGCGCCTTCTGGCATACTTGATGAATATTTCAGCATCGACAAGTATGGTTTATACTCTCCACGTCCGGAGAAACTCCAAATGGATAGAGTCAAGAATAGGGTTGAGCGTGCAATGAATGCTAGAACGGACCTTGCGTTCAGATTGCAGGAGCGTTACTATCTAACAGATGTGGAAACGACGAACAATCCTTATGGCAATACCAACGCTATTGGAGCAGGTATCAAAATGTTTGGAAGACGGCCGCTTAAAGGAGTCAAGTTTCGGGGAAAAATGGAACTATTATCCGGGGCTTCTACAGCCGTTGAAAAACAGTTGATAGCAAGAGAAAAGCGCATTGAAAACTATAGAGATGAAGTACTTGCTAATCATAAAGCACACGAACCTGCTGACGTTAATTCAAGGGAGCATGTATTGTGGGAGATTGACCATGATCAAGCTATGTCGGGAGGAGGCTTTGATGGAAATACAGCTGGCGATATCACTCTTACTGCAATGAAAGGGATGATCAAAGCTGAGGCGCTTCCGAACATAGCTGATTCGACTGTTAGCGAACAATTCATGGCATCTGTTTTAGAAGTAAGGGACTATCTGTCTCAATACATCCCCCTTGGAAGTCTAAAACCAGACGGTTTATCTAAGGTCAGATTTGAACAGGATAATGATGGTATGTTAGGTTTTCCTGTAATGAAGAAAGGGGGGGCTCCTTTGGATGGCGAAATTGCTACTCGATTGCTCATAGACACTGGGATAGATACTCGACGCTTCGTAGGCTCGATGGTTCGAGATAGCAATAGCCAAAAGGATTATCCTTATCGAATTCAAGATGCGCTTGGATATATTCTCGATAATTTGACACCCTCCCTTACGGACCGATGTTCAATCGTTACTTACCTTGCACGTATACAGAAACACGGATGGAAAGAAGAAGACGGTAAAATAGTCCCTAAACCTGGCAAGGCTAGAACTATTTTTCCAAATTCCGCAGTAGAGACATGCATCGAAGGCATGTGTATCAATCCTTTTAACAGAGCTCTACAGAAAGCAAAAGTACCCTGCTTTCCTTCTGTTCAAACGAAGCCTATAAGGGTGGAGATGATAAAGGGTTGGATGAAGAAACACAGTTCAATGGGATACGGTTTTCTTGCAGCTGACTGGAGTCAGTATGATGCCACAGTACCCGGATGGGGATTGGCGTCCATAATTGTGCATATAGTAAAACCGTTCTTCAACGCTAAATGGCATAATTGGGTAGACTATGTCGCTTATTTACTTACTTTTAAGTATTTTCTTCAAGAGGATAACTTAGGTAGGATTAACGGTGAAGAATATTTAGAGTGTCTTAATAAGATTCCAAATGTTCGGGTGGGCGATTTTACGATATTTGGTTTAGTTAATTATCTTATCAGCGGTGCTAAGTTCACTCACATTGGAGGATCCTTATATGGAATTACTGCAGTACATCTCACTATACCTAAACTGTTAGGGTATAAGGGGGTGATTGGCCCTCAAGCCGGTGATGATACGTTAATGGGAGTACCACTCTCTTCAATAGATCTCTCGTCTCGCGAGCGCACTTATGAGCCTATAGCGAAAGCAGCAAAGGAATTGGGTCTTGATATTAATCCAAGCAAACAAATTTTCTACTCTTATGACGGAGAACTAGTTGGTATTTTCTTGCAAGATGCTTACTGTGAAAAGGGCGAGCTGTGGGGGGTCGGTAGCGCTTATCGACCTTTGTCAGCGTTATTTATGTCAGAAAGAGACAAAGGACTGTCGGTTTCTGAACAAATAATGGCCGAAATATCTCGTATGAGCCAAGCATACGATAGTCCTTTCGCAGAGTTCGCGGTGGAGTTCTGGTTAACCAAGGAACAATATTTATTAGTTCTGATTAAAGAACGAGGGGCTTCAGAAGCTTTTCAATTTTTAGTTGAAACAGCAGGTGGTGATATCGATGACATCATGAAGAGGATTGAAGTAGGATCGTTCACTTATAGTATTGATCCAGAAGACGTTCGAATGGGAACTATTCCAATACTATCCGTAATGGACCGCGTAGCGTCCAATATGTCTCCCCAAGTGGGAATAGCCAAAGCTTTAAAGTCTCTCAACGCGGAGGTGGAGAAAAGCACGGATGACCAAGGTGATTCGTTAAGTACACTTGACGAAGAAGACATCCTCGAC